ATTGACCGCCTCGGCTACCTGACCTGCGCCTGGCAGCAGGAAACCCGGCCGCTCCTGCGCGATGAGCCGCACCAGGGCAATGTCGAGTCGAACGAAAAAGTGCGGATGCTGGTGGCAGTATGAGCATGAAAAGAAAGGAGCAAACCATGGACACATCGGAAGTGACCAGCCCGGAAGTGCTTGCCGCACTAGGCCGTGAGTTGTTCGGCGATGCGGCCACCCTGCGCGTGGTGGACCCGAAGGACATCCGTCTGCGCAAGGAAAACGCCCGCTATTTCAAAAAGGAGATGTTCCAGCAACTGGTGGCCAATATCAAGGCCGACGGCCGGCTGTCGTCCATGCCGGTCTGCTACGAACCGGAACCGGGCGTGCTGGAGGTTCTCTCCGGCAACCATCGAGTCAAGGCGTCGGTGGCCGCCGGCCTGTCGCGCATCCTGATCATGGTGCTGCTTGGCGATCTTTCCGAGTCGCACCTGACCGCCATCCAGTTGTCCCACAACGCCCTGGTCGGCCTGGATGACCCGCAGATTCTTTCCGCGCTCTGGTCCAAGGTGCAGGATATCCAGGATCGGCTCTATGCCGGACTGTCCAGCGACGCCCTGGGCGAGGTCGAAAAGGTCAAGCTGGTCACCTTCACCACGCCGTCCCTGGCCACCCGGACCATGACCTTCGCCTTCGTGGACACGGACGCCGCTCGCATCCAGGAAGTCCTGGACGCGTTGTCCGGACTCGGCAAGGGATCCACGGTCTACGTGGCCGAATCCGAGCGGTTCGACGCGGTCTGGCAGGCCATCCAGGACGCCAAGCTCAAGGCCGATGTGAAAAACGGCTCCCTGGCTCTGGCCCGTTTGGTGGAATACGCCAAGGCCGGCATGGAGGCGGCGTCATGAGCTTCCTCGGCGCGGTTGCCGCCCCCGTGCGGCAGGTCCTGTCCGGATTCGCCACGTCCGTGCAGTCTCCGGCCCTGATTATCGGTGCCGGCAATTTCACGGTCCCTTCGGTTCTGCGTACCGGCGGTTATGGCGGAGAGATCCGGGCCTGCGATGTCACTCTGTATTCCTGTGCCCTGGGGGCGTTCCTCGGCGGCTGGGAGTTGCAGGCCTGGGAACGCCCGGATTGCCCCGAAGCGTTGCGCGGACTTCTCCGCACGGACACGCCGCTGGATTTGGCCGCCTCGGTGGCCATGCTCCTGGACCTGCGCCAGGTCTGGAAGGCCCATAACCCCTATCAACGCTTTGTGCTCGCGCATTACCGGTGGGTCTGGGAAAATCTCCTGGAGCAGACGCGCCAGAAACTGACCGCCTTCCGGGAGCATGTCGGCCAAATCGCCTTTGAGGCCAGGGACGGCTTCGACCTTCTGGAGGAAGCTCCCCGATCCGCTACGGTGTTCGCCTTTCCCCCGACGTACAAGCGTGGGTATGAATCCCTGGAAAAGCTCCTGACCGCCTCGGTGGAGTGGGACAGACCGTCCTATCGGGAGATGACGGACAAGAGCCTGGAACTCTACGAGAAGATCGCCGGCTACGAAAATTACTTTGTGGTGCTGGAAAAAGATCTTCCCGAGGTCCGGTCCATCCTCGGCGATCCGGTGGCCGTCCTCCCCCGGGGGCGGGGCAAGACCACCACCATTCTGGCCAGGACGGCCCCGAACCGCATTGTCGTCCGCCATACGATCCAGTCCTCCAATATCGGTCCTGTCTGGCCGTCCGACCGCCCCGTATCGGGGACGGAAACGCTTTCCCTGGGCGTGCTTACATCCCGGCAGACCATCCGCTTCAACGAGCTGTTTTTGTCCAGCCGCATCGACTACTTCGAGGGCGGCGTCGCCTTGTCCCTGGCCTTTCTGCTGGACGGCCAGGCCATCGGCAAGGCGGATTTCTGCCCGTCCAGCCAGCAATGGAAGCTCCCCGGCCCCGGCGCCATGATCTACCTCATGTCGGATCTGGCCGTCCCCAGCGTCGAGCCCCGTCTGGCCAAGCTGGTCCTGCTGTCGCTCCTCTCGCGGGAAGTGCGGGAGCTTATCTACCGCAAGCTGCTCAAGGAACATTGCTTCGTCGGCACCACGGCCTTTTCGAAAAGCCCTGTCTCCATGAAGTACCGGGGAGTTTTCAAGCTCCATTCGCGCAAGGAGCGCAAGGTAGGCGGCTTCGCCCTCAACTATCTGTCTCCCTTTGGCGACCATGGGCTCGGCGACGTGCTCCCGCTGTGGCGAAAAAAATACGGCAATGGCCCGAAATAGTTGATTTTATTGTTTACAAAGGGCGCAAAAATGCTAGTCTTTTCGCATGGTTACCAACAAACACCAACCCCAAAAGGAGACAGTGACCATGTTTGAAAATGCAGCAGTGATTGACGCCTACACGCGGGCTCAGGCCATTGAAGACGGTGTGCTGGTGGACATGACCCAGGGCGAATTCGGCCAGATGGCCCGGGAAGCCGGTTTCCGGTTTCCCCTCGCCATGACCGAAACGGCTTTCGCCAAGTATGTCGATCTGACTCCGGCGGCCATTCGCGCCGGCAACGACAGGAAGGGACGCTGGTGGGACATCCTCATCATGCTCAAATACGCCATCAAGCGCGGCGGGAACGGTTCGGAACTGCTTTTCGAGTTGCGCTGCGTCACGAACAGCGTCCGCCCGAACCGGATCGTCCTCAAATCGGTGTGCGGCCCCGGTGACGATGGCGAGCCGGTCATCACCATCATGCTGCCGGAAGAGGATTGAAAAAGGGCCTCTTTCGAGGCCCTGAAAAACTGGAGGGGCTAGCCCCCCGGCGTGAGAACCAAAGGCTAGCCCCTCCTCCAAGCAAGTGCAAGGGAGAAATGGATATGGAAAAAGTCCCACGTAATACCCCATGGGGGATGGCGGACTATTCGAGGAAGGTCGCTGACGGAATTTGGTGCCTGTCCACACCGTCCCATGGAGGGTATTGGGTCAGCCGAGAACGTCTTTTGCAAATGCCGCCTAAATTTCGGTCCTGCGCCTATTGTCCGAAAAATGGTCAGTGGTTCGAAGAGGATTGCTCGTGGTGTGGCGTTGTACTTTCCTTCCCGGAATACTTTGGCGAGGAGGAAGTGCAGGCGGCCAAGGCGTCGTATGAACTGTATTATGTTGAGAAGGTAATCAAGGGAGGAAGAGCATGCTAGTGAGTGTTTCCTATTTCGCCTCCAAGGCCCCGGCGGACCGCAAGGTCTGCATCGCCAAGAAAGCCCCGCGCTATTTCCGGGGACCGCGGTTCCCGGAGTTCGCCCCGGCCTATCCCTGGGACATGAAGGATTGGCAGGCCCGCTACCGCCGGGAGCTGGAAGCGCGTTTCCCGGACGCGGCCTCGTTGCGCGAAGCCCTGGCCAGGATCGAGTCCGCGACGCCTGATCCCATCCTGTGCTGCTACGAAAAGGCTCCGTCCGATTGTCACCGGTCCATCCTGGCCGGCTTCATTTTCGACCGGCTCGGCCTGACCGTTCCGGAGTGGACGGCCTAGGGAGACAGCATGGACGACGCGGAACTTGTCAGCATCCTTTCGCAAACGGAAAAGAACTCCCTGGCCATCCTGCTGCAGGTCGTCAACACCTGCCAGCAGGAAGCCATGGCCCAGCCTCCTGTGCCGGGATCGGCCATGCGGCTGCTCAAGGCCCAGGAGGCCCTGGAAAAGCTCAAACGCTTGCAGGCGTCAGGTTCCGCGTCTTCCGACGCTCCCGCCCCATCCCTCGGCAAGCTCCCGGCCGTCGAGAAGTACCTGTCCGCCGCCGGCTGGAAGGTCAAAAAAAGCAAGCTCTACCAGGACAAGAAGAAAGGCCTTTTGAAGGTCCAGCCGGACGGCACGGTCCTGAAGCTCGACGCCGACACCTATGCGGCGGGCAACCTGGCCCCGGCCGACGCCGCGCCGGACGCCGACGATCAGGAGACCCTCAAGCTCAAGCGCGAGCTGCTCCGGGTGGACTTGGAGACCAAGCGCCAGCTCCAGGAGCGCAGCTTGATGCGCCTGCAAGCCGAGCGCGGCGACCTTGTGTCGCGCGAGGAGCTGGACAATATCCTGGTGTCCTTCGTCACGGTACTGCGCGCCAGCCTTCGCCAGTTTTTTTACATGCTGACGCCGCAACTCGTGGAGATCGTCCGGGGCGACCCCTCCCGCATCGAGGAGGCCATCCATTTCGAGTTGGAGAAGAGCAACGAATTCTGGAACGGCTTTGCCAAGGCCAGGAACTTCGACGTGGTGGACGAGGACGAGGACG